TAGTGCTGCTGTAACTGAGCGATCCCAATTGATTTCCAGCGCGGCGAGGTTATACTTAAATCCATCACGGAAAAACATCATCAATTCTCGCACCCATCCGCCGCGAGTAGATTGATCTTCAATAACTGTTTCCATCTGCAATGCAGCATCCATATTTTGCGGATTAGATACTACACCAAAAATAGGATGGCCAGTAAGGAATACAGATGATTGGTAAGTAACAGCAGCTTCCACCATTGGCATAACTACTGGCACAGTGATATTCTGGTATTTCGTAGGATCACCATAGCGATTAGATAGTTTTGCCTTTTGCCCCTCAGCTGTAAAATCATTTTCACGCATGTAAGCACGATCAATCTTTTCCATCTGCTCACGGATATTCCAATTACGAGCTTGGAGATCATAGCATTGGTGATGGTATTGAAGCAGTGCTTCTTGAGATTTCTTGGTGAGCAGCATTGGTGTGTTTGGAAGTGCCATTATTTTATTTCCTTACATTGAATAGATTTTGGAGGAGACTACCAATATGCTCCATAAATGACTGCTCTACTTGTGCTGGTACTACAGCTACTTCTTGTTCTTTCTTCATCTTATCTGCTGATGCCATAAGAGATAGTATATTATTTTTCTCTTCTTTTAAGATGTTTATAATTTCAGGATCAGAAGTTCTTGCCAGTTCTTGCTCAATAGAAATTAAATTATATGGCTGCAATTCAGCTCTTAAATTAGCAGCCTGTTCTATTGGTGACATAGATACTGCACGCCTTTGTGCCGTAAGTGTTTTTCTATCAGCAGTTGATAGTTTCTTTTCCCTATCTGCTTTTAGTGTTTTGCCTACCCAATCAGGTTCTACATATCTATATCCAGGCATGATAACTATTGTATTCCTATGTCAGAAAGCACAATTTACAGCAGGTGGCAGTACCTCTATAGCAGAGTTGTCATCGTTAATAAGCACATTCATAGAAACTACAAACTCACCATACATTTCAAGCACTTTTGGAGAATATGCTAGAAGATCCAGGATGTCATCAGTATTATCTCTTCTCAATGGATTGAATTGCATTATCTGTAGAAATACTTCGCCTTTAATCTCTGGATCTACAAATATCTCACCTGCCATCATCTGCTTAAACATATTGAGGATGCGAGAGTTTTTAGAGTATCCACCTGGATACACTTCTACACATTCCACACCATAAATGCCACGCTGCTCACAGATAAATCGGAACCAATAATTTAATGTACTTTGATATGCTACAGATTCTACAGCAATCAAACGGCAATTATGAGTTAGTGCAAGAGTCAATGCCTTATGAATTGTGTCCCCTGGAGACAATCTCTCATTGATAAGTTTTCGCAATACTGGATACCCTTCGTATACTTCAAAGTATCCGATTGCCACAGCGTCAGAATTGATTTTTCCAGATGCTGGGTCAATAAGGATGAAGTTTCCAGCTGGTATATCACCCTCCTCAAAAGGAAGATTTGGTAATTTAGATAGATCAATAAGATTATTTGAAGAAGCTGTTTCATCATTAAGTACTTCTGCATAAAAGATTTCAGGCCGCCCCATTGATAAGTCATTCTCATACTCTCTCATCAATTGTGATATTGGTTGTAAATCTTCCCAGAGAGATTCTCCTGAGGCTAGAATTCCACCAGCAATAAACTTAATCCAGTTTGGATTGGATTTAAGTTTTCTCAATACACTCCATTTTGTGGGATACATATTGGCTGTAAATAAGAATAGGCAACCGCGCGGCGATTTAGCTTTCATGGCAGTGCCAACCATCCAGCGTTCTAATGCTTCTGATTGAACTTGAGAGTCAGCACATTCGCGGGATTGAATATCATCAAATAGCATCACATCTGGACGCTCATTTTTCAGAGTAATACCACGGATACCACTATCAGCACCTACTGCCAGTAGGATTATATTTCTTCCTCTATAGCCAAACTTTTTCAAATCTTGTCTATCTGTCTCAACTCCAAGTTTCCAGTCTCCGAATGTTTTCTTAATGTTTTCTTCATTTAACATGTCTACAATATCAGAGAGGATATTTACAGCTTTCTGAGTATTTTCACAGATGATAAGAATGAATCTCTTATCTGTGAAAAGAATACAATAGAGAATAAATAGTTTCATCAGCGCAGTTTTACCAAAGCCGCGAGGCAAACCTAGTGCAAGCTGTGAGAAATCTCTAGTTTTGTGTACATACTCACGCAGCCAATCCCATACAGCTAGAAATACTGGAGGATATTGGTATTGATAAACTAATGGCGTGGCGAGGCCGGCCAGAAAATCCAATGAGTTTCTAGCTATATCTACTACCTGCTGCGCAGAAAAAACAGCCTCAGTAAGAGGTTCATCTAACTGTTTTTGTGATGGTGATGATGCACTTACATCAATACTGGATTCTACAATTGCACTTGGGGAGGTAGAGAATCCTAGTTTATTCAGCAGATTCATTTTTTTTCTGAGTTACATAAGACACTGATGAGATTGAGGAAAGCAGCGCGCGGGCCGCCTCACGATTTTGTACTAATAGCTGTTGCTTCTTTTCTTCTGCGGAGATAAGTGTTTTACACAGTACAAGAATCTCGCTCTCGTTGCGGCAATCCATTTGAAACCTTCCTTTCCTTTACAAGTGAATCTAATGAGCCTGATTGAATAGTTAGTAATGAGTGTGATTTGTTATCTTCAGATGTTGTAATTTCTGTAACTTGACCTTGTAGATTTGTCTGAAATTTATTGATAACTTGTACTGGAATTTGTAATTGAATGATTTGTTGTTTTTCAGTAATTGATTCTGGTGACGATTGGCCGCGCCGCTTGGCTGCATTGATAACAGAGATTGCTTTTAGTATCTCCATTGGACGATGCATTAATGGGATACAATCTTTCATCTTCTCAATTAGTTCATCCTCAAGAGAATCATAATCATTATCTCTTTTATTATGTTTCTGTAATGCTTCATACCTCAACTCAGCAACACGTGCCGCAAATGTATCATCAGATAAAAGCTGCGAAATGCGAGATTCAGATACACCTAGAGATGCAGCAACTATGGATGGAGTGATGCCAGATCCTAAAAGGGCAAGCGCGCGCTCTTCTGTTGATGTTGGTACATTTGCCATCTCTATGATTCCTTTCCAAGCAACTTTAACATTCGCTTTCTGTCATGTTGACAGCATCTAATGTTCATTACTGTCTTTTTTGATATTTTATACTTTTCTGCAATCCAGCTTACTGGAGTCGATCTTGACGTCTTATATATTTCAAGTATCATATCATCTGTAAGTTTGGTTTGTTTTGTACTTTCATTTTTATTCCAAGCCTGCTCCGCCACTGTAGCCCATCTACAATTATTTGGTTCGTAGTTTCCATTAGGATCTATTCTGTCAATAGAATGCCCAATCGGCCGCGGCCCCATATCTTCTACAAAATTTAGAAAATCTTCTTTCCATCTTGTACAAATTTTTATTCCTCGTCCTCCATACCTATCATACCCAATTGTATTATGGCGCTCACACCTAGATATAATACCTTGCCACGTAGAATATAATTCATGCTTTACATCATTACAATTACCGCATCCTTTTCTGTTATAATGTAATAAATCCCTAGATGCTATTAATGCAGTATTTCCACACCTGCATTTACATTCCCATACTATAGACCCCCCTGACCTTAAATTTGTTTCCCGCAGTACTGTCAATCTTCCTATTACTTTTCCTGTTAATTCTACTGTCATGATGTTCTCCTTTTTTGCCTTTTCTGTTATATATGTATATCCTACACTTAGACAAAAATTACTAAATAGGAGTTGATTTTCATTACTAATACTTTCGAGTGCTCATAGGATACCACCGCGCACCATAATCAAAAAAGGCCCATACCCCCCCATACCTTATTCTAGAGTATTAATATATTAGAGTATTGGTATGTAGTGATATAGATATGTAGTGATATACTAATGCACCAATACTGGGCAAATGCGACAATATGCACCATTATGGGACGTGACGCAAATTGCGGCACAATGTGACGTTTTTTGTCACTTTTGTGCCAAATAGTGGGCTATTTGGTATGGCATGAAACCTGCTTATATATTGTTAGGCAATATCGCCTTTCTTACTTGAAGGATGAATCTATTATGACATACGCTATTTATAAGACTGCCGATGTATCTGCTGGTAATAATGAGACACTGCTGCCGATTAGTAGAACTGATGGAAAGACAGGTAAGTCTGGGCTGTGCATCAAAGTGTCTGCGCTATCCGATGCGGTTCTTAATGTGGTATATGTTGATACTATTGGAAAGCAATTTCTTATTAATGCAATTGATAGCGTTAGAAGCAAAGTCGCATCGCAATTGAATAAAGATGGAAAGCAGATCACCGATGATAAAATCGGTGTAACGGCAATCCTAGCGGCAATGAAGGCCGACGTTGAATCGCAACGATTCACGAAAAAGAGTGTCAAAGCATGGTTTGACGAGTATCTCGCGTCGCCGCTGCAATCTGCCATCAAAGAGAAATATGCTGGTATCACTTCAGACAAGACGCTGCGTATGGTTAGTGATTATTGTGAAGCATTCCAATTGCTCGCAAGTCGGCCTGTTGGCGGCAAGTATGAAATGAAATCCGACGTTCTTAATGGATTGCTGTATGTATTGGAATTGCTGCCGGAAGATCACGCCACAGTTACCGGCAACGAAATTGCATCGCGGCTAGAAAAGACGATTGAGCCTGCTGCGCTGGTGCTAGCACTTGGATTCTAGCCTGCGGCGCTGCATTAGGGTGATAAGACAGTGGGGATACTGCTTACATAGGGTATCCCCATTTTCTTACCCTACAGTTTCCAATAGAATCTATTTGCAAATGACTTCTCTAACAAAAGCGATTGCAAATATGTTCTATAACTCCCAGATAAAACAGGATGTTAGGACACTGTCCTATTATCCTATTATCCTAAAGTGTTTTTGGGGTGCCTATAGGGGGGTGACTTATCCACAGGCTAACTGGTAGATTGTGGATAACTACCATCTATTACTATCATATACCATATATCATCTATTATTAGTAGTAGGGTATATATTATTATTAATTTTTTAAAAGGGGGTATTACTGTGCTAAGAGATATAGAGGTAGATTATAAATACCATACTACACAATACCTTCTATTAGTATTGGGCTATGCCCTTGACAAAGGGGAAAGGGGAGGGTAAAATCGGTTAGGATAGTAGGATAGTAGGACATTATCCTAATTTGTTTTTTCAATTGTTAGATTTTTAATTTTTTCACCAAAGTAAAGGAAACTATCATGGCGCGAACAGTTATTTTTAAGTCAAAAGAAGATTTACTTAATAGTCTACTATTAACTAAGCTTGGGCTTTTGAATACACAAATAAAATTCAAAGGTAATGTCTTAGAACGACTGACACAAATAAATTCAATACTCTTGCAAATTGAAGAATTTAATACAATCGGTGTTAAGATAGATAAAAGAATTTCAAGTGAATATTTGAAACTACGCAATCATTACAAAGCAATTATTATGGAGAATCTATAATGGCAAAGATACTATGTTCTTATAGCTCATTGTATTATCAATGTGAGCATTTTCCAATTCATCTAACTCAAGGTGAATCGCATCATCCAATATTTGATGCACCATTGAAGAAATTATGGAAGATATTTCCTAAATGGCAAGCTGGTGAATTAGATGCTGTATCCTCTTATCTCTATTATCTCTCACTACTAAAATCAACAGAACTAGTAGAATTTAGAGTAGCAGCAGCATACACTGAAAATACTGATAGAATAGTTGCATCAAATATGGAATCTCTTTTTGGTGTAATTAGTAATATAGTGAGTGTAAGAAATCCAAGAGTTGTATTCCCTAGATTTGTCATTTCACCTGATACAAAGTCATTATCCAATAGCAAACATTGGATTGAATTGTGGAAATCTGTATATGAAGATTTCATTAATGGCTTGAAATCAGAAGATACAAGAACTAATCTCCAGCGGCGAGAAGCTGCATTAGAGAGATTGATTAAAAATCCTGCACTAAAACCAGAAAGATATGCTCATTTACTTGCACAATGGGCAGCAATTGCAGGTAACTTTCCAGAGTCTCTTACTACAGTTAATGGTAATTCAATACCATTATCAGAGTATTGGCAAGATATTATCTGTAAATGCTATAAACAGACAGATATTATCCAAATACCTGAATCTGATTTAGTTGAATTACTAGAGCATTGTGAAACTGAAATTGATCTAGGCTCTATATTCTCTTATCAGTTATTCAATACTCTAAGAGAAGGATTAGAAACAATACAAGGATTCTTTGGTATTGGCTCTCCTACATTCTCAATCTTAGGTAATGATAGCGATGTTGGTGATTCTAATCTCCAACTACTTATTGCATCTGCCCCAATATCTGAACCTAAGAGGATAGATTATCCTACTGAATTTGCATTTATCAAAGCAAGAATGAAATGGGCACTAGCCTCATCTCAAAGTAATTCCAATAATTCCAATAATACTGGAGAAATCAAATGAGCACAAATGCACAAATTGAAGCCCATCTGAATGCAAATCAGAAAGAATTATTCGAAACTCCATATTGTGAATACGACAGAATGGTTATTCGTAATGGTATTAGATTTTATACTACTCAATGCCTCTCAATACCAGCTCCAGTTATAATTAAATACTTTCAATACTATAAACTATTCTACCATAGCGCAGAATACACTATTAGAGAAATAGCAAATGGTATTATTGAAAAAGATGGTATTGCATTTAAAGTAAAATACCATAAATCTCTTACTCGCGGTAGAATCTTATGGAATCAGCAATATAATCCATTCACACAATACAGGCTATCATTTAGAGCGCCAAAGAGTGAGTATGATATTCCAGCAATTGTAATTATTTCTGAATGTGAGAATTAATTAAGGCAGAGGAAAAGCAAATGACAAAACTATCTGAACTATTAGCAGCAGCAAAAGCCGCAAGACTTCTAAAAGAGAAAGGAAATCAAAATGAGCAGCTTGGACGGAGTGTTTATAATGGATATAGTCAATCTAATATCGGGAGTAATAATGATAGTAACAGAACCACCACAACCACCACAGACACCAATTCAACAGCAACAACAACAGCAGCAGCCCATTATGGAATTGGAAAACACGGAGAAACAATTGAATACAATTCCGAACAATGGCAATTCATTCAAACGGTACTATCCGGTAAATCCTGCATTCTCATCGGAGCAGCAGGAACAGGCAAAACCACCAGCACAAGAGGAGCAATCTCAGAACTATTAAGAACTAAATACATTCCAAGGATAGAGGATTCTCATAAATATCTATCTGGTAATGCACCAGCAATTGTAGCAGTATCTTATACTCGTCGTGCAGTAATGAATCTTAAACAAGCATTGCCGCCAGAGCTTAAAGCTAATGCAATTACAATCCATAAGCTACTAGAATACCAACCAAATTTCTATGAGGTATTTGATGAAGAAGCTGGTGAGTATAAAAAGACAATGCGATTCGAGCCAAATAGAAATCAATACAATAAACTACCAGCATCAATTAAAACAATTATCATTGATGAATCATCAATGATATCTGTTGATCTATTCCATCAAATCTGGGTAGCACTAGAATCACCAGCAGATGTCCAATTCATTTTCTTAGGTGATATTCAACAATTACCTCCAGTATTCGGTAGTGCAATTCTTGGATTCAAAATGCTTAAACTTGAGACAATTGAATTAACTCAAGTATATCGACAAGCATTAGAATCTCCAATTATCAGACTTGCCCATCGCATTCTAAGTGGTAATCCAATACCTGCAAATGAATTACCTAATTGGGAAGTTCCAAAGCAATTGAAACTGCATCCATGGAAGAAGAAAATCCATCCTGATTCTGCATTACTAACTATTGCAGCATTCTTCAAGCAAGCATTTGATGCTGGACATTATGTTCCAGATTCAGATATGATTCTAATTCCATTCAATAAAGCATGTGGAACTGATGAATTAAATAAACACATTGCATCTCACATAGCCAAGAAATATGGCTCTACTGTATTTGAAGTAATTGCAGGTTACAATAAGCATTACTTTCGTGTAGGTGAGAAGATTCTCTATGAGAAAGAGGATGCTACAATCATTGATATAAGAAGGAATCCAGTCTATTCTGGAAAATGGCCACAATCTCCATCACCAAAGATGAACTATTGGGGAGATTTACAAGAAGATGAAGAAGATAATTTCGAACTAACATCTCAATCAGCTGAAAATGGAAATGGAAATGGAAATGGAGAAACAGAAGAAGCTATAGATGCAATGCTAGAAGCATTAGCAAATTCAGACGTAGAAGATAGAGTAAGAGAAGCCTCTCATATTCTTACTATTAAACTGAATGACTCAGAGAGAGAAATAGAAGTAAAATCAGCAGCAGAAATCAATGCACTAATTCTCTCATACAGTCTAACAGTGCATAAGTCACAAGGATCAGAATGGAAAAAAGTATATCTAATTCTCCATAATTCTCACAATACAATGATTCAAAGAGAATTACTTTATACTGCTTGCACTAGAGCAAGGGAAGAATTATATGTAATTTGTGAACCTGATTCATTCGAGAAAGGAATAAAAAGCCAAAGAATCAAAGGTAATACACTAGCAGAAAAGAAAGATTTTTTCTGTGGTAAATTACAGAATGGTGAAGAGTCTTATCTTACAGAAATGGGGATTACAAAGTGAGCCAAGATCATTACAGTGATAGCATTAAAGCACACAATCGTATGAATACACAGAATCATGTATTACCTATGTATCGTGCAGAATCTCAACGAGCAGCAGAACTTTCAAATAAAGGATACAAATGCGATAATTGTTTCTATTACTTAAGTAAATTACAATCAGGTAATTGCATCTTGAAAAGGAAAACAGTTAATCCATATAACATCTGTCACTTACACATTGGGAGAGTCAATCTTAATTTGTAAAAACATACCCCTTGACATCTTACTGCACCTGTAGTAATATGCAAACTCCTCTCGAAAGAGAGGCACTTCTAGAAGTATAGATGTAATATCAATCCTGTAATACAATTCTTTTCTTAATAGAGGAACTTCAAATGAACGACACTACAAATCAAGTCCAATCTGCTGTTCAAGCCAACTTTGATAATACTGTGGATGTTAAGGAATTCAAATTCCATTTCAAAACCCAGAAAGATAAAGATTCTGGTATTGAAACCAAGCGTCCTACTGTGGAATTGAAACTTCCAATTCCTTCAGTTGAAGGTGTTATCAAGATTCTTGAAGCTGGTGGAAAGCAATTGGAATTGCTGCTGACTGCTGTGCAAGATGTTGTTGTTGCTCAAGCTCGTAACATTCTGAATGAGAATGACAACATGACTGGCAATACTTTCCCGCTGGATCAAACCTTGTGGGATTTTATTGCCAATATGCCGGAAGCAGAAAAGCGTGGCCGTGGTATTCCCAAGGAAATGTGGGAAGAATTTGCTGCTGATTATATTGAAGTTATGCCTGCTGTTACTGGCAAAACTGCGGAACAGGTTGCTCTTGCAGCTAAGTTGTTCCTCAATAAGTTCCAGCAAGTTAAAACCAACAAGCCCGTCGTCGGTAAGCTTCGTGAACAATTGGCAATCTATGCTAATAATAGTAAGCAAGCTGAAAACTATGCTGACTGCATCAAGTTCCTTGATGAAAAAGCTGAAGCTCTCCTGCAAGCTGATGAAACCGCGCTGTTGGCGAATTTGTAATTAAGTATCAGTTGTTCGTCACCTTTGCTGGTTTCTAAGACGAACTCAATCTAAATAGAAACCAGCATCCATACCACATTATTAACATTTATCTCAGTGTAGTTATGTGGTATGGAGCAGAAAGAGCAGAAAGAGCACAAGAAACAAAGGTATTACCAACCACAGACATCTAAATATCTTCCAATATGGAATGCACTTAAGAATGATAAACAGTGCAGAATTACTGCCCCTCCAATTTATCACAAAACTATTATAAAAATGGTAAAGAATCGCAGAGATAAAGATACTGCATTCTTATTTGATTTATCAGAACAGAACCTGACACATAAGATAAAGTATAAAGTATCAGGCTCAGTCATTCATTTCAAACTAATCATTGAAGCTACACTAAGAGGATTATAATTATGTCAGATGGTATTTCCACAGATTTACAAATGAAAATAGCAGCATTGCAAAATGCTATTCTTTCCACTCATCCTACAATGCCAATTCTTCTAAAAGAAATTCATACAATTCTAAAGAATGATCCTAGTAATGTCACACTTCTAGGAGAGGATGAGATTGCCATTATTGTAAGTGGCCTAAAACTCCAAACAAAGACTGCCATTACTGAATCAGTGTCTAAAAAGAAAGTATCTCTTAAAGGTGTAAGTATTGCTGATCTCTAAGGCAAGGTGAGGTAATAAACTATGAGCCTACAATCCATAGTCTATTGTCATTTGCGTCTTGCAAATAATATATCATTTCAAGATTATAAATTATTTGCAGAATGGCTAGGTTGTTATAACTATATCCTACCAGCACAGAGAATCACAGTACCAAAACTTATACCTGCAATTGCAATGTATCTTAATAGTAATCTATCTACATTATTTGATAAGACATTTGCAATTGATACAAATTTCAATTCACTAATTCAAAAAGAGATACTACAATGGATATTAGACTCAGAAGTTTATCATACTCATCGCTTTTAACTCTGCATTCATGCCCGCGCAAATACCAGTTATTTAGATTGAATGCGCATGAGTTAGAAGAAGAAGATATAAATTCATCTATTACATTTGCATTCGGGCATGTTGTTGGATTAGGTATCCAAGAATACATTACTCATCACAATGTGGATGAGACATATTGGAAATGTTTTCTTATGTGGGAGCCTGATCTATTGGCAGATAATCCAAAACAAAATAAATCATTCTGGTCTGCTATGGCAGCAATTGATAGATTCATTTCAATGTGCTCCTCCCATTTCCTAGAAGATTGGGAATTATGCTATTACCAAAACCAGCCAGCAACAGAACTATCCTTTATCATTGAATTTCCAGATGGCTTTACATATAAAGGATATGTTGATGCAGTATTGCAGCATAAAGAAACTAAAGAGGTAATGGTTTTAGAAGTTAAAACCACATCTGCATCATCAGTCAGTGCTGCAACATACAAGAACTCAGCACAGGCAATCGGTTATTCTATAGTATTGGATGCTCTATTTCCAGAGCTATCCTCTTACCTAGTGAAGTATCTAATCTATAAAACAAAGCAATCAGATTATGATGTAATGGATTTTGAAAAATCATATCTCGATCGTGCATTATGGATTAGAACATTGCTTCTTGATATTGATACAATTAAGATGTATGAAGCAGCAAGTATCTATCCGATGAGAGGCGAATCCTGTAATGAATTCTATCGAGAGTGTGAATACTTTGGTATCTGCACTCTTGCAACTGATAGAGTTACATCACCACTTAGTGATGAAGAAGAAGTAGAAATTGTAAGACGAAACTCAGAAGATTTTCTAATCACATTGCATCTAAATGATCTTATTCAATCACAACTATCCAAGGAATAATTTACAAAAGGAGATATATCATGGCAGTCACACAAGTATATATAACAGAAAAAGGTACAACATGGGATACAGAAGCAGAAGCAATTGTTGCTGATGTACTTGAACAAACTTCTATATACATTGAGTCATATAAATTTAAGGATATTGTAAAAGCAATTGCAAATAAGATTATATTTATGCAATACAGAGTAAAAGATAATGGAGAGGAAAGCGCACAGCCATGAAACTCACATCAGTAACACCTTCCTCTACACACCGTGTACTTATCTTTGGTGCTCCTAAATCTGGCAAGACACAACTTGCAGCATCATTGGCATCTCAATATAAACTTCTTTGGTTTGATCTGGAGAATGGATATGGCACATTACTTAAGCTTCCGAAGAGTAATCAAGAAAACATCGAGCTTATCCGTATACCAGATTCAAAAACTTTTCCCATTGCGATTGAGACGATGCTCAAGGTTATTACTGGAAGCAAAGTTACAATTTGCGACGAGCATGGCAAGGTGGCCTGTCCAATCTGT